CGGTTCGACAGACTTTGAACTCGATGTCGCAGACTACATCGAAGAGGCCTACGAGCGTTGCGGCTTGGAGGTCAGGACCGGATACGACCTGAAGAGCGCCAAGCGTTCACTCAACCTCATGCTTGCCGACTGGGCCAACCGTGGCATCAACCAGTGGACGATCAAGCAGCGCAGCTTCACGGTAACGTATAACGATGGCGAGTATAACCTCGGCACGGATGTCATCGACATTTTGTCGCTGGTGATCCGTCGCAGCGGAACTGATTACTCACTCGACCGCATCAGCCGCGACAGCTATCTGACCATCCCGACGAAATCGACGATTGGTCGCCCGTCGCAGTACTTCCTCGACCGCCAGATCACGCCGAACCTAAAGCTGTGGCCTGTGCCGGAAAACAGCACTGACACGATCATCTATGACTGCCTGACGCGGATGGATGACGCGGACAACTACGTCAACACGATGGCTATGCCGTTCCGCTTCTATCCCGCCCTTGCCGCTGGCCTTGCCTACCACATCGCGATGAAGCGCGCTCCGGATCGTATTGCGCTACTCAAGCAGATCTACGATGATGAGATGAACCGCGCGATGACGGAAGATCGTGAGCGCGCATCATTCTCCGTCGCCCCCGACCTGCGGAGTTACAGGTATGCCTAAGTTCGCCTCTGGCAGATGGGCCTATGGTATCTCTGACCGCTCTGGTCAGCGTTATCGCCTGCGCGACATGCGCAAGGAATGGAATGGCCTGCTTGTTGGTAAGGATGAATGGGAAGAAAAGCACCCTCAACTTGAGCCTCTGCGCGTCCCGCCCGACCCGCAAGCTCTGCGTAATCCGCGCCCTGAACAGGATCTTGCTGAGCAGCGTGATATCCAGTGGAGTTGGAATCCCGTTGGCGGGCCTCCGACTACATCCTATAATCCCCCCAACAACCTTGAGGCCAAAGGGTTTGTTGGCACAGTAACGGTGGTAACGTCATGAGCTTTACCTACAACCAGTTGAAGCAGGCGTTGCAAGACTACACTGAAAACACCGAAACGACCTTCGTCAACAACCTCAACATCTTCATTCAGAACGCCGAAGAGCGCATTCTGAAGACTGCTCAGCTTGAGGTGTTCCGCAAAAACCAGACCGCTGCGGCGACCTCTGGGAACAAGTATCTTGCCGTTCCGAGTGACTATCTTGCGACGTTTAGCCTCTCCTATGAGGCGAACGACGCCAAGGAGTTCCTGCTCTACAAGGATGTGAACTTTGTGCAGTCGTTCAACCCCAACGCGACAACTACTGGAACGCCGCGCTACTATGCGCAGTTCGACATCGACAACTTCATCTTGGGGCCGACCCCGGCCTCAAACTATACAATGGAATTGCATTACTTCTATCGGCCAAGCAGCCTTGTGAACGCAGGGGGTTCTGGAACAACTTGGCTGAGTGAGAATGCAAGCGTGGCTCTCCTTTATGGGTCGTTGATCGAGGCATATACGTTCATGAAGGGGGAAGTGGACCTCATCCAAAACTACACTGCGCGGTTTACGGAGGCGTTGGCGCGCGTGAAGAACTTTGGCGAGGCCCAAGAAGTGACCGATGCATATCGCACAGGTCTAATTCTACGGGAGAAAACATGAAGCACGAACATCTGAAGGGTGCGAAAGTAGCCCTTGTCGCCATGGGGCGTTCGCACTTGAACTATTCCATGTCGCTCTGCAATTCGTTCGAATACGATGAAGTCTGGGGCATCAATGCCATGGCGATTCCGTTCAAGGTGGATCGTCTGTTCATGATGGATCCCGTGACGCGCTTTCTCGACATGGATGTGACGGGCAAGATGACTGGCGCGATGCGCAAGATCCTGACCCAAAAGCAAGACTATCCGATCTACAGTTCGACCACTGACGAACGATGTCCTTCTGTCGTTGAATACCCTCTTGAAGAAGTCATCAGTTCAACCGGGCTGTGTTACTTCAACAACACGGTTCCTTATGCCTTGGGTTACGCGCTCTATCAGGAGGTTGGCGAACTCTTCATCTATGGCGCTGATTATTCTTACAGCGATGTCCGCGTGGCTGAACCCGGACGTGCTTGCACTGAGTTCTGGTGCGCGATCTTGGCAAAGTCAGGTGTAAAGCTGCAAATCGCTCCTGAGTCGTCGCTGCTCGACACTAATGTTGCGCCAACCAAGAAGATGTACGGATACCATCTTCTGCCTGATCCCATTCATGTGGATTTCTCCAAGAACGATGAAGTGGTAATCGGTCGCCTGTCGAACATCATGCGACCGCCTACGCCCAACGACAACGAAGATCTCCCTGAGATAGGGAAGGCTTGAGATGTTTACTGCTCAAGGCCTCATAGGTTCGCCCTTCGTCGTCACTTCCAACAACGGTGGCCACTCGCCTGAGACCATTGCTGAATTGTGCGTCAACCGACTCATTGAGATCTCTGACAAGGCTCATCCTGCTCTTCGCGATCAGGCTCATGCCTTCAGGGACCAAATGTTGAAAGTTGTCGTGCATTACGTTAAGATGGCGATGGAAGAAGACCGCGCGACGATGTGCGCTAAGATCCGCGAGGCCGGATTCGCGGATTTGGCCTCTAACCTAAGGAGACTGTAAAGTGGCGTTCACGGGCAACTACATGCCGACATCGTTCAAGAGTCAAATCCTGCGCGGTGTCCACGACTTCGCAACTGGTGGCAACACCTTCAAGCTGGCGCTTTACACCAATAGCGCCAGTTTCACGGCTGCGACGACTGCCTACACGGCGTCGAACGAAGTCGGCAATTCTGGATCATACTCCGCTGGTGGCGGCACGCTGACGAAAGCAGGTGTCTCTACCTCTGGCACAACGGCCTTTACGGACTTTTCGGATATCTCGTTCACGAGCGCGACGATCACTGCTCGTGGCGCACTGATCTACAATGACACTGCAACCGGCGATCCGGCTTGTGCTGTCCTTGATTTCGGCTCCGACAAGACCTCTACGGCTGGCACGTTCACTGTCCAGTTCCCGACGCCCGGCGCTACGACCGCGATTCTTCGTATCGCCTGAGTAGGGGTCTACAGCGGTGGGCCTCATATCAGGATGGGGCCGAGGCACTTGGTCCGAAGGCGCTTGGAGTAGCCCGTTACCGGTAGTGGTGACGGGTGTCTCTGCGTCTGGGCAAATTGGACAAGTAATCGCGTTTACTGATGTTGTTGCTGCTGTAACTGGTGTTTCCGGTTCCGGGCAGATCAATGATGTACTGATAAGCACATCAGTAGTTACGCCGGTAACTGGACTAAGTGCATCTGGCCAAATTGGTCAGGTTTTAGCGTTCCCAGAAGAACTTGTTCCTGTCACTGGCGTTGGTGCTGCTGGCAATGTTGGCGATGTAGTCGTCAATGGAACAGCGGTAGCAAACGTTACTGGCATTTCTGGTCAGGGTGCAATTGGCGATGTAGTTGTAGTTGGCACGGCTGTCATTGATCTGACTGGCGTTGCTGCCACAGGCCAGATTGGTGATGTGAACGTTGTTGGCGATGCCAACACTGCTGTCACTGGCCTCAGTGCGACTGGAACTGTTGGCGCAGTTACTGTTGTTATCAGCATCGACGTTTTGGTGACTGGTCTCGGTGCTACCGCCTCTGTCGGCTCCGTTGTTGCTACTGGCGGGGCAAATGCTGTCGTCAACGGAGTTAGTGCCACTGGCGCTATCAGCAACGTCACAGTGTGGGGGAGGATTGTTCCAGCGCCCGGAACAAGTTATACTCCCATCACGCCGAGTGCAGGAACTATCTGGACTGAGATCGCAGCGTAGGGTCACGACATGCCGAGCACTTACACGACGAACGGTGGTATCGAGCTTATCGCGACAGGCGAACTGTCTGGAACGTGGGGCACGACTACCAACACCAACTTGGAGATCGTTGATCGCCTAACAAACGGCGTTGGCGCGATTACTCTTTCTGGGACTACACACACGCTAACGACGACTGACGGAACACTGTCGGATGGTCAGTATAGGGTGCTTGTGTTTGGTGGCAGCCCGAGTGGCACGAACACAGTCACGATCTCGCCGAACACAGGTCAGCATCTTTACTTCGTAAAGAACGGATCTGGCCAGAGCGTGGTTCTGACGCAGGGCTCTGGCGGCAACGTTACTGTTGCAAACGGCAAGAGTGCGATTGTCTATGCTGACGGTGCTGGAGCAGGCGCAGCGGTTGTAGACATCACATCGACCTTTGTTCCC